TACTACAAATACTTCCATATCACTTTTTAATTATTCCTCTAATATATGAAATAATATTCAAACTACCAAATCTTTTTTTATTTTTTTTAGTTTCCTTTTTTGGGTTCTTATCAATCCTCTTCTGATGGTCTAAATAAGGGCACCCATATACATCCTCACCATTAAAATACCTTCTACCATTTCTTCCCGGCTTTTCTAAATCAGAACCAGTACGTTCTGCCGAAAAATCCATAGCAGCCTGTTCGATGTGCTTAATATACTCCTCACTAGCAACTTCTCTACCAGATACAATATTAAACCCATCAACAAAATACCTAGGTATTGGAATGAATCCTGCTATAATATCTCCTTTATTTACCCTTACCTTATAGTGTGGTCTTGTAATTCTAATATTAAATGTAAAATCCCTTTTTAAGTTATCAGTTTCAATAACTCCATTCATATTTATTAATCCATCTATATAATAGTTTGGTGGATTCATTGTCATAAGGTTTACACCTTTGGGAGTTTGAAGTGTAAATTTATTCTGAATTGTAAATACTCCCATACCAAACCAAGATTTGATATCTTGCATTTCCGTTTCACTATCATCTAAAAAAGTGATAGAAATATCATCAGGAGAATCTCCCCCATTCCATTCCACATCAAATGTTGAAAGTGATTTGATACCATAACCATATTGATTAGCTATCACTAAGGGTAAACACCAATACGCATGTTGTTGAAACCAATCTCTTTTTAAATCACCCCTTAAATCAGTTATAATTTCATTAATGCTTGATTCAAATGTAGTATGTTCAGTAACTACCATTATAGATGAATCGGGTACGTGTTTCCAAGGTAAGAACTTATCTTCTTTCATCGTAAATTGGTATTTTATATGATTCATCATATCCCCAAAACGATGCGATAGTATGTCTAATTCCGTTAGTTACATTTCGAACACCATGTAAATGTAATGTATCGCCGGGAAAAAATATAACCATATTGGATTGTGGTTTTACTTCAATATCAAAATTTGGAAAGTATAACTCCCCACCTTCATAATCATCATTAAGATAAAAAACACATCCAAACTTTCTCCAAGGATATGGATGTTCTATTCCATTTGAATACTCACCATCTGCATGCGGTGGTTGTTCATAACCATCCCACCACTTTACAAAGTTTATATGGTCTGAATAAACTTTGTTACCATTACCTATTGATTGTATTAATGGTGATACTTTATTTAAATAATTCCAACCAATATTTTGTATATGATTTGGTACAACTGCATGGAATAACAAAAGTGTTCTTTGCTTCCAAAACGAATCTTCCTCTCCACCATATTTTAAATACAATTCAGGATTATTAACTGAATATTCATACAATTTTTTTAATTGAGCTTGTGGTAAGAAATTTTTATAAACCTTTATTTTATGCTCTAAATGCATTTCTTTTATTTAAATTTATTTGCGGAAGATGTAGGATTCGAACCTACGGTACCTTGCGGTACGCTGCATTTCAAGTGCAGTGCATTCGACCACTCTGCCAATCTTCCTATTTGTAGCCCATAGCAGAATCGAACTGCTCTCTCGTCCGTGAAAGGGACGTGTCCTGACCGATAGACGAATGGGCCGTATCTATTTTTAAGGAATAGATAAACCTCTCTTAGGTATGATTTGAAGTCTCGCTTCATCTAAATCAAATCCACCAATAAAGGTGGATGGTGTGGGAATCGAACCCACCTTACTTCCTTCGGAGGGAAGTGTCTTGCCGATAAACGAACCACCCTTGCAATATACTGACGACCTTTGTTTTTACTCACACGATTCACCCCTACCTGTCATAAGATAGAATCACTCGCTACACGCAAAAAGCTTATAGGCCGATTTCATTACACGAGGTTCGTCAGTTAAGTGTTTTAAATCTCTTCAGATTTTTTTATCATTTCAATGAACTATTCGTTCCAATCTGGATACCAATTATCAAACTCATCCACCAATGAGTTGTTAACTTCATTGATTTCTTCGTTTGTGGTTTGCTTATCCTTATTCATATATACAAATATACAAAAAAATTATTTATAATCCAAATTTATTTTAAATAAAATCCAGATATTTGCAAAGTATATTTATTTTTCATTCCACCATTCATAGATAAGTGTAGAGGTTCGGATGACCAAAGGTAACCATCCCCAGCTGACCAATGAGTTGAGTTTTTCCAATCAACTCCATCTTTATATTGTAACATATGACCAACTTTCCAATCTTCTAAGTATATGTTAGCCCTAACCTTCAATCTGTTATCAGATGGATAACGTTTAGTTATTTGAAAGAACGTATCTCTATGGAGTGGTATTACGTTTCCTGGTGGTTGTAAGATACTACTTATTGTTATAACTTCCATATCTAACTGCTTACCCAATTCATTAAAATCAATCTGATATTCATCCCACCATAGTTGTTGAATAGTAGTATTTCCAAAATCATAACTTTCACCAAATCCATACTCATTGTGAATATCTTTTAGTTCATGAACTTGATGAGCTATACAACTTCCAGAATGAATAGAGTAATCTGCATTCAAAAAAATATCTAATGGGTAATCTATTTTTATTTCTCTTAACATAATATAAATTTATCAGTTATTACTTTATGCATTCCAGTATTATCTCTCATCCACAATGCATCTTTATATGTATTAAGTATTGGCTTTCCCTGAATATTGAAAGAAGTGTTTAATATTACAGGTGGATACCCTAATTCTTTTAATTTTGTTAGTATCTTATACATAAATTCGTTTTGTTCACTTGTCACAGTTTGTAATCTAGCAGTACCATCATTATGTATAATAGCACCCAATTCTTCTTCGAATCCATCTTTAACAATTGCGTTATGTGTCATCCATCTACTATGTTTACCAAATTCAAAATAAGTTGGTGCATCTTCTAAAGTACACATAGGTGCAAACGGTCTGAATGATTCCCTATTTTTAACTTCTTTATTTAAGATTTCTTTCATTCCATTTGTAGGTAAACAAATAATACTTCTATTACCCAATGCTCTAGCACCATGCTCACTTCTACCTTGAATTACTCCCAATATCTCACCATCAATTAAATTCTGAACAACTTCATCAACTGAATACTCTTTATGTTCCGGTAATGCATCATAAGGTTCAGAACCTAAGTATGTAGAATCTACAATTTTAGTAGGTCTTATACCATACAATAGACAACCTAATGCGATTCCCCTATCATCTGAATTAGGAGATACAAATGCATCATATATGGTGTTGTTCAAAATATTCATAGAACCACCACCACTAAATTGAACTTCACGCTTCACACCTTTGTAGTTCTGATAGAAATCAATAAACTTACTAACTATACTTGAAAATACTTCCTCAAATACAATTTGATTTGCTCTAGCCATATTTTTAGCCAATTCACCTTCAATTCTATCACCAATGTTTATTTCAAATATTTTTCTAAATCTATTATGAGCAGTTGGTATATCTTCGGTGTTTTGTCCCTCATAAAATATTCTATATTTTTTTAAGAGTTCATCATCAGCTTCACCATAAGCAGAATAACCCATTACCTTACCAGAATAAGTTAAGTTACCTACCCATATTTCTCTTTCTTGCTTTATATCTTTTAAATAATGTGCGGTAACTGCATATGCAACAGCTAAATCTCTATTTCCCTGATATACTTTTTCTTCTACTCCATATTTTGATAATAAATGAATAAAGAAAAATCCCATTTCACTACCACCATCAAATGATATATTTAACACATCTTTGGAATCAGATTGATACATAGCATTTGATGCATGCGCTAAATGATGTGGTACGAAAAAATCAATTGGACATTCAAATATGCTCAATAATTCCTCTGAGCATGAATTGTGAAAAATAGTATCATATTTATTAATAGCATACTTTGTTTTTAAATAGTTATTTATTTGATTAGCCAATTCCAACGCATTTGATGGAACTAAGTCAGGACCACTTAACCAAAATGCCGCATTTTTAATACCACACCATCTTTCTAATTCTACAACTTCTAATATTTTATTATTTTTAGATACAGCGATAGCAGCGTTATGAGAACCATGTATTCCTAATGAAAACCCACTATTTTGTTTCTCATCAACCCAATAACAATCCCATAGTACTTCCCAATTGTAAGCATCTCTTTCCCATGGGTATTTAATATATCTAAGTTCTCCATAATCATAGTTAGTTCCAATTCTATGGTAATCTTCTTTGTTATTATAACCTCTTAGAATATGTATATAATGCGTATATGTTGAAGATTTACTACCCAAAAATATATCAGCTTCACTACACACTATTTGGTCTATGCATAATGCCTCTACATCAGTAGTATCTTTATAAAAACTATCTAAAAAATATACATCATATAAATCAGTAAGTTCTTTAAATACAGATTTATCCTTTTCATCGGTAGCTATGTATAATGTTCTACCTAATTTTACAATAGGTTTAATATCATCTATTATAGTAGTTAATTGAGATGGTGCTGATTCTAATCTTGTATATAGAAAATCATTTCTTCGTATATGTAGAGAACAAAAGTTATCAAATTTAGAGTATATTTCTTTTGCTTTATCAAAAAATTCTTGTCTATATACTATTCCATTTTTAACTTTATTTTTTATATCATTTCGCATATCCACCGTAGGTGCATATATGTGATAGAAAAAATCACCCATCATATGATATGGAAAGTGAATAAATTTATCTTCAAAATCCAAACATATACCATTACGATTTTTAGCAAAGGTTCTATAATCAGATTGGTTTATTATCTTATTATATAATAAATCTTTTTCTTGGAATGGTGTAGTTGATGGTTCAAATCCATCGGTATCATCTTTTATTATACAATTTATTTTTTTTTCAATTCCATAAAAATAATTGATATCATTTCCGAATTCTTGATATTCTGGTACATCTTCATAATCAATACAATTGAATTCAGATGTGAATTTTTCTTTATCTAAAATTTCAAACATATCAAAAAACCCTTCTTTATTGGAAGAATCTTTTGATAAAAATAAGCAATCAACTTTTGGTGGAAGTATTATTGTTCTACCAGTAATAACACTTATTGCACCAATTAATTCGTATGATAATCTGATGTTAGAAAATCCACCTGGCCAAGCTTCGAAGGATACATATTTAGTAGTATCAACTATTGGATTGCTCATAAATTATTAGATTTCAGAACCAGTATAAATCCAATTTTTTAATTTGTAATGTACATAGAAATTTCTAAAGTAGTTTCCTTTAAATGATTCATATCTAGCATGCTTACAAATAGCTGATTCATATAAAATAATATCACCAACTTCAGTATAAATTTTATGTTCTCTACCATTATGGTCTATTATACTCAATGGCCAATCGGGGTTTCCACCTAAATCTTTATCAACCATAACAATAGCTGATATATGATGAGTTGCTTCCCTATCAACATGCTCTATTAAAGATGAACCCTTATTATATGAACGAATACCATATACCATTGTTGGTTCTAATTCTTGATTAGACCACTCTTCATGTAATGGTTTTAATAAATTATGAATATGAGTTCTTATATTAGGTATATGTTCAAAATTAATCATATCAGATGTATTACCAATACCTAATATAGTATCATCTTTACCATAAAATGTTTCTTCAAGCTTCCTATCTTTTAATATATTGTAGGAGTCATTAATTATACCCATTATTTCAGCAGGGCATTTTATTTTAGTAAATCCTAATGGTGTACACTTTGGTAGTTGGTTGGAAGAATTAAAATATTCAAGCTTATTTGAATACTGAGAAACCTTATTTACTTTATTTAACGTTTCAACTGCAACTTCTTCTACTTCATTGGATTCCATCGCATCAATATTTAAACTATTGATACTAACTTGTAGAGGTTCTATATAATTACCATTAATAGACTTAAATTGTTTTTCTCTTTCTAATCTACCCAATCTAGCATCTTCAATTGGATTATATTCATTTTCAGTCCACCAAGATGTTATAATATATTTGGAACCATCTAAAACTTCCATACCCTCATGTAGAAACATATCCAATGCTTCACCATCGTTATCTACATTAGGCCACCAAATTGCCATCCCCTTCTTGGGTTTAACCATTTCACCTAATAATCTAAAATAAGTCTGACCACCAACTTCTGGTTCGTTTAGGTAAACCATAAAGGTGTGAGTTCTATTACCTGAGTGTAAGCATAAATCTATGTAATTACTATCATCAAACCAATCATTGTGTTCCCTAAAATATTCACCAGGTAGATATCGCTGACCTTCTAATTGTTGAGCTTTTTTGATATCATCAATACCCAACTCTAATCTAATTCTTTCTTTTATATTTGATATTATTGGAATATCCTCATCCAACATTTTAGTAGATGAGGTTCTATAATCGCTAACCATTTCATCGGGATTATCATAGTAATCGGGTGATGCTACGCAAGACCTTTGCGGGTCTTTATCGATTTCTTTGATTAAGAAATCACACTCTTCTATTGTTAAGAAGTTTTCTATTTTATGTAACTTTATTTCCATTTATTAAAACATTTTTAATTAAAATCAATTATAGTACAACTACCAATATCATCAGTTAAATTACCATTAATTATTTCTCTGTAAATTCCATATTGAGAAACAAATCCATTTTCAATTTTATTTGTTAGTAATGAATCAAAATACAAAGAATCATCATTATTAGGTGTTAAAAATTGTAAAGAATTATAACCAGAATTAACATATATATCATTCCATTCACCATTAGATGCATTTATACATGCAATCTTAGCTGATTCTGTTGTAAAATATACATTTTCTAATTTAGAATAAGGAGTACCTTGCCAACTATGAATTGATTCGGCAATTGGTTCAATTTCGGAAACCAACTCTTCATACGATTGTGATTCAATATTCTGACTCATTGTGGTGAATGAATCCAACACATTGTTTAAATAAGAAATCGATTCACTATCATTTGGTGTTAAATCTTCTATACTTACAATAAAATCAGATATTTGTTCATATATTGTATCAATTGAATATTGTAAATTATATATTTTATCTATGTTATCCATATCTTTTATATATTATTACCCAGGAAAACTTTCTTGCCATTGTGAGTACACAGGTTCATAGGTTGAAAATCTATCATATTGTAACCTTGTTAAGGTATTTTGAATGAATCCACTTCTAATAGGGGTGTTCCTCAACCAACTCATAACAAAAATCATCTCACCAGCAGCACCATTTCCCCTATTACCATTTGTAATACTTCTGTTTATAGTACCAGTATTGTAACCCCCAGATATGTTGTAATTATAATCAAAATTAGAAGCAGCTGAACGATTTGTCCTATTCCAACTATCCGCTCTCAGGTAACCATAAGCGGAACTAGGGCTTGGATAAGTTCTACCAGAAGGTTGCCCTGCTTCAGCTTTACTTGCCATTCTCCATTCTTGTAAAACAGGACGTGGTCCCCTAAAAATTGGAGGAGGTGCCACAGGCGGCCTTCGTGGTGGTGGAGGTGCAATCGGTGCAAATGGAGCAGGTGGTGCAGTTGGTGGTCTAACTGGTGGAGGTGGTGGAACAAAAACAGGTGCAGTTGGTGGTCTAACTGGTGGTCTAACCGGCGGACGTACTGGTGGTGGAGGTGGTGGAGTTCCATATCCATAAAATTCAGACATAGCATCGGGTGTACCCTTACCAGCTCTAGCTGACATATTTCTCAAAGATACATTACTCCGACTTACTCCAAAATATCTACCTACATCATTGTATAAAGCTAAAGCACCACTACTCTTAATTGCCATAAACTACACTAATTTCATTCATACATATAAATATGTTTTTGTGGAATTTATAGAATTTTCCACAGTCTAACTTCTTTAATTCCTCTTAACCAAATTTTTACAGTCCAAATAATAAGTTTCTCAGTTATCTTTTTCATATTTTTATTTGGTGGACCTAATAGGACTCGAACCTATCACCTTCTCGTTATGAGCGAGTTGCTCTAACCAACTGAGCTATAAGTCCTAACTATCGTTCTTTATTGTTTATTTACTGATTTCTATACATTTTAACAAAATCTCCCAAATCAGCCTCAACTTTGTTAATTTTATCCAATGCGTTTTTTACTTCTACACCAGATGCAAGTTGGTTACTAAACTTAGCTTCCATCTTATCCATTCGAGAATCAATGTAACGATAAATTTCGTTCATATCATTCTCACTTTTATTGTGGAGAGTATCCACATAATCAGTTAAACTTTTATATTGTTCACCTAAGTCCAATCTAATAGTTCTGATTTCAGAATCATACCCCCTATCAATTGAGTTTAATTCTTCTTTGAGTGCTTTTAAACTCATATAATTCACAAACGTACCCACAACCATCATTAGAACGATAACTGCACATACACCTAAAATAAATGATGTTATTTCCATAATTTCTATTTTTTATTTAATTTATTAATTTCAAAGAACGATAGTTGTTGGAGAGGAGGGACTCGAACCCCCAAGGTTATTAAACGGCGGAGTTACAGTCCGCTGAGCCAACCAATTGCTCAACTCTCCAATAAAGTAAGATAAGGAAGTTCCCCTTATGAGATGATACGTCTATCATTTTTACTCAGTTACGGCCAAACCTTATAGTAGCTGCAGACTACAAGGATTTTACTTTTTCCCCAACCTTTATTCTTACCCAACACTTTGTGAACCCGACAGGATTCGAACCTGTGACCGTCTGCTTAGAAGGCAGATGCTCTATCCAGCTGAGCTACGAGTCCATTCTTTGTACTACGGGCGGGACTTGAACCCGCACGAACATTACTGTTCAACAGGGCTTAAACCTGTCATGTCTACCAATTCCATCACCATAGCATTTCATCATTTTCATTTTTGGTACACCCACATTTCAAAGAACGAACTTCTTTCTCTTTTACTTCGTAAAGATACGAAATAAATTCGGTTCTCACAAGCTTTATTTTTAAAAATATAGAATAGGTATTGGTTTATCAGGAATCTGAGAACTAACCTTCACACACCATTAGAAAGTTGTACTTAGTGTGTACCCTTACGAAACTGCTTTCCCAGCTTCCAATACTACGCATCTTCTATTCTATATATTAGTGGACCTGGGCGGATTCGAACCGCCGTCTTGCTCAACCAACTAAATAAATCATTCACAAGCTTAGTTTGTTTTTCTTAACAAACAAAATACTTAGTTGGTTCTTCACCATCGTCAACTAATAACCAATGGATGATTCGATTTAAGGTTCAATCACATTTCCACCTCAGTTCTCATTCTTTTTATCACCCCACGATGAGTGCGGGGAGAGTTACGCTGCTACAGCGTACTCAGCACCTACGAATGCCATAGCATCCTCAAAGGTGAAGTTGGAGATTTCTCTGCCGTTTAAAAGTGCGATAGGTTTTTACGGATTTCCATCTAACCCGACTTGCATTCCTTTAGTTGTATTACCAATCAATACCGTTCAGGCCCATATTTCAAAGAACATTATAAATATACGAAGTAAATTTCGTAATTCCAAATTTTATTTTAAGTTTTTATATTTATTTCTTACCTTTTCTGAAAGTGGTATTGCATCGTTCTCCTCATCGATTCTAACGAACTTTATATTCGTAGATAGGATAACTGATTGTTTTCCAGAATAAACGTTGTGAGCCCTTGCCTCTAAGTATAAGGTAAGTGATGTTAACCCAACTGTAGCAACTCTACCATAAATCTTTAGGAGTTGTCCTTCTTTAGCTGGTTTATTAAAAATACACTCATCAATCTTCATAGTAACCATTCGAGGTGTATCCGCAACTTCCATCGCCATTGCTGCTCCAGCTGCGTCAATCCAGCTAAGACATTTACCTCCAAAGAGATTTTGATGAAATCCTAAATCGGCTTTCTTAACTGGATGAGTACTAATAAGACTCATCTCACTATAATTTTCTAACCCCATAACCACTTATATGTTTTTCTATGTTTTATAATTTTTAATATTTTTCAATATCAGTTATACACTCTTCCTCTTTGTTATCAAAATTATCTTTGTACCAAACCCTACCTTTCCAATCTCCAAAGTTTCTAGTAGATATATATGGTTTTAGTTCATTAATATCAATAATATCAAACCATTTTTTCATATAAGGTCTATCATCCAACCACTCATTTTTATGGTTGTTTATAACATTTAAACATTCATTTAAGATAGAGTTCCATCTGGAAACATAGTTATTAATTGAATTCCAATCAATATCACCATTGTTACGTTTTGATAATTCATCAGTAACCACCTTCATAATTTCAGATGAGATGGTATTTCCTGCAGTTGTGAATGTGTTTATACCATGCTCTTCAATAAATTTTTGACCAAAATCAGAAGATGTTTTATTTATTTGGGTTATATCGATTGTGGAATCTTTGCACATTACATATCCAAGCCCTAACTGAGATTCAGGACATTTTGAATCCCATAGTTTCATTTCTAAATTGTGTAAAGTAGATTCAAACATACCCAGTAAATTATCAGTAGTACCACCTAATAATTTATCAGAACAATGAAATTTATACATTCCAAATTTTCTAAAAAACATAGAAGATGATATCAACTTTTCAGGACTACGTTTCATCTTAGTAAATACTTTATCTAAATTCGAATAATACTCATCAGCTCTCATTTTAATTACCCATTTAGTATCTACTTCATATAATGCTTTTAAAGTAGATATAATCTGATAATCCAAATTAGCAGTTGGTGCGAATCTCAATAATGGATATGGGTTTATGAGTAATTTCCAATTTTTTGGTAACCATCCTTTGAAATTGAATTTACAATCTTCCCAAGTTGATATAATTACTTTAGAGTTTTTGTGATTCTTTTTCCATAATTCAATCTGGGTTGGGTGTACAACGCCTTGCAATACGATAGTCACATCTTTCATCAATCTAACTTTACTCCATTCTCAAACATCAACTCTCTAAGGTGTTCTCTACACTTCTCATAGGTTTCGTATTTGTCCGCACTATATTCGGTATCGGGCATATATTTGTATTGTGCTCTCAACCATTGGTCCATTTCCCATAGTGTGGAGTGCATTGATGCACCTTGAGTTGCCATTTCAAACTCATGTGAATCTTCCGGAAGATTAAACTCTAATGTTGCTTTCATTTCTATTTGGTGTTTGTTGTTTTCATAAATGAATTATCAAAAGGTACAAAGACTGCTTGAATTAAATGTGTATACCAATGGTTCTGGCTACTATTCCATCTGTCTTCGTAGTACTTGTATATCCACCCACTTGCAACTCTTGTAACGTGGCAACATTCATTATTAATGTAAACACTTTCGTGTAATTCTAGGTCGTAAATTGTCTGTTTCATTTTTCTTCGGTGTTAAAGGTTTTAGATTTATCGATTGATTGTTTCTTTTGAGCTTCGATTCGTTCCCGTTCGTACTCATCTCTACTTTTCCAATCTCTATCCATTCTAATGTTCACCATTACTTACTAATGTTTCGTTTTCTAAACCAAGTTTTAGCCCATAGTGTGATAACTGTAATCAATGCGATACCTCCTACAAAGAATAGACCATCAAACTTATCATAAGGTGATACCTCATAAGTCAACATTGTCCAACCAAACATATAACCAAACCACAATACAGCCCATACTAAATCGGGAATTCTTTTTGTTCGTTTTTCTAATTTCTGAACCTTCTCATCATGTACTACTCTACTCAGAGCATCTTGTAAATCTTTTCCATATGCTGGAACTAATTCGGTTGACCCATCTTCATTTTGAATGGTTACCTCATACTTCAACCAACCATCAAATGTCTTACTTTCCTTTCGTAGTTCTGCTTGAATTGCTTTCCTCTTCATCCTCATCTTAATTTTCTATTCTACAATTTCCCAACTAAATGGTTCTCTATTTCGTTGGTATTGTGCCATAGACCAAACCAACCTATCGGTACTGAGTGAAATCTCATCACTACTACCATCTAAAAATGTTATTTTAATTTTATATTCTTTCATAGTTACAAATATACGAATTATTTTTTAATCTACCAAACTATTCTTCTAATTTATCTAAAAGAAGATTTGCAACTTCAATGGATATTTCGTTTTTATTATATAATGCCCAAATTAATTTTCTCATATTGATAAATGTCCTAATTTTTCATGCAATCGCTTCATATGCTTACACGGAGAGTGTTTACGAAACTCTCTTGCTTTACATTCACAATCAGTAATCACATAATCAGTTACTGTAACTTTATAGTAAGATAACTTATTAGTTTTCTTATCCCTACTACCCATTTCATTATATTGCCATTTCATATTAATCAAACCATTGTGAACGATTAGTCTTTATATTTTTGATACCTTCATCTTTGTATTTAGGATTATCCTTTTCCATCTCATCAAAACGTTCCTTTATCTTTTCAAACGCAATATCTTCATTTTTCTTACCAATCTCACCAGCTTTCTTCAACTCTTCATCGGTGATTTCTTTACCTTGAGTTGCTGCTGTAATAGCTGCGAATCGTTTAGTATGATATGAACTAAGTGGTTTTGTGAATTGTTTTAGATAAGCAGCCTTTTGGTCTAAGTAATCCAAAAAATCATCAAAGTTTTCGTCTGCTATCCTATCCAACTCTTCATCGGATAGTTCGTTGTTTGGGTCAAACTCTACCATGCTGCTGGTTCTACTAAAATTCCTATTGAATCCAATTCATTTTTAACTTTCTTAACACCACCATTAATCATTTTAAGAGCAGCTTCAGTATCAATCCATAATTTAGCTTTATCTTCGTTAATGAATTTTTTACTAATAGTTTTACCTTTGGTAACTAATACCATTTCAGGAAATTTTTCATTTGAAATTTTTTCAATTTTGTGAGCTTTATAACGTAACATATCTTTATATTTAAGGAGGTTATTTATTTAATGAAATCATTGAAAGTGGAACAGTATAAGAACCAACACTACTATAAGATGATTGGTTTAGAACTTTAAGGATAGCTTTAGTTCGGTTGATTTTTTCAACTCTACATTGTTTACCAGCTAACTTAGGATGGTTAACTGAAACATTTGCTCCAACATAAAGAGATTCTTTAACATCAAGAGCAACTTCACTTTTTTTCATCTTAATTACTTCAATTACTTTAGAGTTAAGATTTCTCAACTCTGAAAGGGATAGGGAATTCAATTCTGAATAAGTCATAATTTAATTGTTTTAAGGTTTTAATGTTTTGGGATTAACTCTCCCACTCAATTACTATACTAACTTACGAAAAATATTTGAAACATGCAAGCTTTTTCTTACTTTTTTTTCCAAATTTCGTAATCTTTTTCATTTACTTTATATCCCCAATGAATTAAGGATTGTCTGGCTCCTAATGAATAACTCTCATCTGAGATATTACCACCTCTTTTATGAATCTCAGTATAGATATAGTTTCTCCATCTGCCATTTGGACCTGTAAAATTTAGCCATCTCTGAATCTGTCTATTATCATCTTCACATCGTCTACCCATATAGTATCTACAATACCATTGGAACCAACCTCTTGGGTCTATTGGATTAATCCAACCCATCTTTTCCCACTCTTCTTGAGATTGGCCACATTTGATTTTGAAGTAGTTTATCTTTCGGTTGTATTTTTTTGAGTAATAGAACTCAGTTGGTAACCCAACAAACCAATCGGGTGGAAACTCATTCACATCAATAGCAATGTTTCGTTCAGTTGGATGAAAGTAAGTTCCACCAAACGAACCCATTTGAATGATTTCTTTGGGTGTTAAGTTGGGTTTAAACAATTCGTGCATCATCTACTTTATCACATAAGTAAAAGTATCCATCGGCACCTCTAAGAATTAATTCACAATGGTATTCCAAAGAAACTCTTTTTGGTCCAAAATGGTCTAATACTTTCTGAAATTGTTCTATTTTAAATTTTCTTTTTATTACAAACAAATCTCCATTTGCCTCCAACATATCACTTCGTTTATACATATCGTTTAAATCCTTTGATTTCAACTTTGTTAGCCATATCAATTAGAGTTTTTATTTCAGTTTCTTTAGCTGAAATCAAACTGCCTGTCATTTGTAGTAACTCCAAATCCCATTCTCTATCTAACCAACGCATGAACAACTTAGTTAGGATTTTTGATTCTATTTTTTCAATTAAGTTTTTCATATTAAATAAAGTTTTTCCAATTTTCTTCTTCGTTAAATGCGGCTACCTCATATGGATGGTCTGAATATCCGTAACCCATATTATAATATCGTTTCATCCAAGAAGGAGATTGTAGGTAGTGTTGATACTCATGAACTAAAGTTCTGATAAGAACTTCCAATGAGGGTATATTCTTCCAATATAAAGTTACCTCATTTAACATAGAACAATACTCTCCGTAGAGGTCTTTAGGTACATCCTCATCTGAGTAGGGTGTATCTTCTATTGCAATATAAGGGAAGTGATGGTGGTGTTTAGATTCACCATAATGATTGATTACTTTGTTGTAAACTTCTTCGGTTACTTTTTGGATTTCTTTACGGGTCATATCTTAATTAATTACAGTGTAAACATACGAAATATATTTCATATATACAAGCTTTTTCTCAATTATTTTACTTACCAAATACAATACCTGATATAACCTCTTCTACTATGTTTCGGTATTTTTCTATTTGTTGTTCTATACTCAACCCAATAAGAGAAATACTACCAATATGAGTGTAATCACCGGTTTCAATATTTGAATGGGCGATTGGACAACATCCTTCCTCTTCCCAATTTGGAGTAGCATATACTACTACATCGGAATTTTCTTTATACCATTCAATAGTACCACTCATACTATCCATTGATGGTGAGAATCCATATAATGGTTTCATTAACTCAACTTGCTCTGGTTGTAAATACATTTGATTTTTCATTTTTTATGGTTTTATGGGTTTAACTATCTCTCAATCTTACTATACAAATATGAGAAAAATAATTGGATTGCACAAGCTTTTTGTGAATTATTTTCAAAAAAAAGACCCAACAATTAAGTTGAGTCTTTACATCCAATCACTTTGAATTACGATTGGATTAAAATTTAAATGCCTTCTTTACCTTCTTCTTAGCTTTACTCGTACCCTTAGATACTGAGTTACCAACATTGGATGCTGTATTAGATACTGCTTTAGTTGCAGTAGTAGTTACTTTGGTAGTTGTTTTAGCTACTGTGTTTGCATCTTTTGTTACCTGATTAGCAACTACGTTTCCGGTATCCTCTACGAACTCTTGAGCTGGTTTAGTATCTACACTTACTGATAAGTCAACATCTACTCCTACACCCAATGCAAGT